CCGAGTTACAACATGTAGGAATTCTCGGTATGAAATGGGGTCGTAGAAAAAGTTCCTCCAGTTTTAGTACATCTAGTGCCGATCATGCATCTGCATCCACGCTCAAAAAGAAAAAACGTAATGAGATGTCAAACGAGGAACTCAAGAAACTAACAACCAGGATGCAACTTGAAAAACAATTTAAGGATCTTTCTAAAAGAGATGTGTCTATTGGTCAAAAATTTGTAACCGATGTCGCTACTAACTTTCTAAAACAAGAAGCCGTTGGTTTTCTAACAACGTTTTCAAAAACCATTGCCCCAGATGTTTTGAAAGCTATTAAGGACCGAGTAGACAAAGCGAACGGTTGATATGACTCTATCTAATACCGCCACGCCAAAGTATTATGCTGAGTTTCGTGAGCGGGTTATCAAAGGAGAGATTCCAATTAACAGGGAGATCTCTTTAGAGATGAATCGGATAGATGCACTCGTTTCGAATCCCGGCGTTTACTACGATGATAAAGCTATAGACGGTTTCATTGCCTTTTGCGAGAATGAGTGTACTCTTACCGATGGTGGTGACCTACATCTTCTAGATACCTTTAAACTTTGGGCCGAACAAATCTTTGGTTGGTGGTACTTCATTGAAAGAAGCGTATATGAACCCAACGAAGATAATCATGGTGGTAAATATGTCCGTAAAAAGATCAAAAAGCGTTTAATCAACAAACAGTATTTGATTATTGCTCGTGGTGCAGCCAAGTCAATGTATATATCATTGATACAAAGTTATTTCATAACCGTGGATACTTCAACCACACATCAGATTACCACTGCTCCAACCATGAAGCAGGCAGATGAAGTAATCTCTCCAATTCGTACCGCTATCACTCGCGCGCGAGGACCCCTTCTACAATTCCTAACAGAAGGTTCCATACAAAACACGACCGGATCTAAGGCTAATAGAGTTAAGTTGGCATCAACCAAAAAGGGAATAGAAAATTTCCTTACTGGTTCTTTGCTTGAGGTTCGACCAATGTCTATTAATAAACTCCAAGGTCTTAGACCTAGAATTGCTGGAGTTGATGAGTGGCTCTCGGGAGACATTCGAGAAGACGTTGTCGGTGCAATCGAACAAGGAGCATCAAAATTAGACGACTATCTAATCATAGCCGTTAGTTCAGAAGGAACCGTTCGTAATAGTTCGGGTGATACAATTAAAATGGAATTACTCGATATTCTAAAAGGCGACTACATAAATCCTCACGTGTCGATTTGGTATTATCGTCTCGATTCTGTCGAAGAAGTTGCCAACCCAGAGATGTGGATCAAGGCAAACCCCAATCTAGGAAAGACTGTGACTTATGAAACTTATCAGTTGGATGTTGAACGAGCCGAGAATGCTCCCGCTGTTCGCAATGACATTCTGGCTAAGCGTTTCGGTATACCTATGGAGGGTTATACCTACTTCTTTACTTATGAAGAAACGATCCCCCATCGAAAGAGGGATTACTGGGGGCTTCCTTGTGCTTTGGGGCTTGATCTTTCTCAAGGCGATGACTTCTGTGCATTTGACTTTCTCTTTCCTTTGCCTCACGGCGGTTTTGGTGTTAAGGTTAGATCATATATTACGTCAAAGACACTTATGAAACTTCCCGGCGCAATGCGGGCTAAGTATGAGGACTTTCTTAAAGAAGGGACACTCCAAGTTATGGAAGGAACGGTTCTTGACATGATGGCGGTCTATGATGATCTGGACAAGCATATAGAAGAGAGAGAATATGATATTCGTGCTCTTGGATATGATCCCTATAATGCCAAGGAGTTTATTGAGAGGTGGGAAAGAGAGAACGGTCCGTATGCTATTGAGAAAGTTATTCAGGGTGTCAAGTCTGAGTCGGTTCCATTGGGAGAACTAAAGAAACTATCTGAGGATCATCTAATAGAATTTGATGAAGACTTACTATCCTTCTCTATGGGGAACTGTATTACTCTTGAAGACACAAATGGTAACCGAAAATTGTTAAAGAAGCGTTATGATCAGAAAATCGATAATGTTTCTGCAATGATGGATGCCTATATCGCGTACAAAGCAAATAAAGAATCTTTCGAATAAAAGGAGAAAAAATGCAAAATTTAACTGCTACTGAACTTAAAGTTTTAAATCAACTATCCATGCTTCGCAATCAATCGGTACTTCTCGGTGGTCTTGTGGACAATGTGGTAAAGTCGTTGAAGACTATTGGTACGCCCGTCAATGCTGTAAATGCGAGTATGGTTCTGACACTTGCGGGAGTTGTTATTGACGGAGAAAAGGTTACACTTAATAACCCTCTAATTGTCGGCAGTGACGTTTATGAGTTTCTTTCTGATGAAGCTCAATCAAAAACAACTCCGACCAATATTGCTGTAGATATCACAGATTACGCAACAAAAGCAAACGTTGTTTTGACTCTTGCTGCTCAGCCAACAAGCGGTGACACCATGACCCTTGGCGCAAAGGTATACACCTTCGTTCCTGATGGCACAGCCAATGCCAACGGAGAAATTTCTATCGGAACAGATCTTGCGACAGCCAAATTGGCACTTGTCGCTGCAATTAATGGAACTGATGGTTGGAATGTTGCTCACGCTCTAGTCAGTGCATCTGCTTTTGCTGGGAATGACACCACGATCACAGCTCTTCACGGTGGGACAGCAGGAAATGCTATTGTCTCCACCGAAACCTTTGCTGCTGGCACGAATGTGTTTGATTCTGTCGCTTTCGATGGCGGAACTAATTGTTCTGCGGCAAATGCTATAATCGCTCTTGTTGCGGCAATTGTCGCTTCAGACACGCAGGGTGTTGGTGCCGCAGATGGTGTTGGCGATACGATTAATCTTACAGCAGATGTTGCTGGAGTTGTAGGAAATAATATTACTATTGCTGAAACATTGGCAAACGGTTCGTTCGCTGGTGGTGCTACTAATTTGGCTGGTGGCGTTAATGGAACCGTAGGTTCGGTTCACACGTTCATGATGGATTCGGGTTATCTTTATATCACTGTTGCTGAAAACACAACGGCAGGAAAGAATTGGCGTAGAATCAGTATTGATGTTGACGCTGCATACTAAAATTCGCTCCTCCAAAGAAAAAAAGAAAGGAGGCTACATTTGAATAATAACTTTAATTTTCTAGGTCGATTACGGTCTGCTTGGAATCTTTTTCTTGATCGCAATCAATCAGAAGAGGTAAAGACCGTCACTGGCGCCGCGTATTCCAGTCCACCACATAGGAAACGATTGCAGTACGGAAACGATCGATCCATTGTTGGTGCTATATACAACCGTATCGCCATTGATGTTTCTGTCATGACAATTCGCCATGCTAGAGTCGATGAGAACCGGTCATATTTGGAAACAATCGATTCTGGATTAAACAGATGTCTATCTGTAGAAACCAATATTGATCAGACCAATAGAGATTTCGTTCGTGATGCTGTTATGTCTTTATGTGACGAGGGGGTTGTTGCTTTAGTTCCTGTCGACACATCGATAAGTCTAACCAACAATAATTCCTTCGATATCCTCTCCATGAGAACTGGAAAGATAGTGCAATGGCACCCCCATCACGTTCGCGTTCGTTTGTACAACGACAACAGTGGGGAAAGAGAAGAGATTACATTGCATAAGTCGAAAGTTGGAATTGTTGAGAACCCTCTCTATTCTATCATGAATGAGAAGAACTCAATTCTTCAAAGACTCATAACGAAACTCAATCTTCTTGATGTTATTGACGAACAAAGCGGATCGGGAAAGCTCGATATAATTATTCAGCTTCCCTACGTTGTCAAATCAGAAAAAAGAAAAGAACAAGCAGAGGCCAGACGAAAAGATCTTGAGAATCAATTAAAAGACTCGAAGTATGGTGTGGCCTATGCCGACGGAACGGAAAAAGTAATTCAACTTAATCGCGCAGCAGAGAACAATTTAATGTCACAGATCGAATACTTAACGAGAATGGTATATGCCCAGCTAGGAATTAGTGAAGCGATATTAAATGGTACTGCTGATGAGAAAGAGTTGCTAAACTACTATAATAGAACAGTTGAACCGATGATTTCTGCTCTAACAAGCGAGATGTCCCGTAAGTTCTTGACTAAGACAGCCCAAACTCAGGGCCAAACAATCATGCACTTCCGAGATCTGTTTGCTATCGTTACTCCAGAGCGTCTTGCTGATTTAGCAGACAAACTGACTCGTAATGAAGTTGCTTCTCCAAACGATATTAGAGCAGCGATGGGATGGAAACCAAGTAAAGCCAAAGGCGCAGACGAACTTCGTAATCGAAATCTGAATCAGCCCGAGGAACAACCCATAAACGTTACCGAAGAACTAAACTCGGTAAAACAAAGAAAAGGAGAATGATTCAAAATGGCAGAAAAGGAAAAGAAGTATGATTTTAGTGGTTTCGCCACTAAGTATGGTTTGCTCTGTGCAGATGGTCGTACCATTCGTAGTGGTGCATTCAAGAATAACAATGGACAAAAAGTTCC